GAATCCTTGCTTTATGGCATTTTTATTCGTCAACTCCGTATAATTGTCCAAAACGTCCCGAATGTTGGTTAGCTCGCTCAATACAGTGGCCTCATTAACAAACTCTGCTCAATTCTTTTCGATTGATTCGTATAATTCTTTATTCATTGACTATCCCCTGATAATATCGTTAATAAGTGATTCTACTTTACACCACTTGCCACATGTTCTATCTTCAACCTCATGCTCCACGCCCTCTTTCATTGGGTGTAAAAATGCACCGTGGGTGGATGGGTTGCTTACAAAATCAAATGCAATCAACTCAAAATCATCCTGAACCTCTTGTGCATCACCATTGGCTTCACTTTGTTGTACAGAACCGAGACCTCTTGATGAAATGCCCAATTTAATTCCGGCTTCAAATAACTTGCGCAATATGTTTCCGGACGGGGTTTCAAGTATCTCAACTGTTCCAACCAAGCTGTCACCCTCAAAGTGCATCTCGGTAATATTATGTGATACGTTCTGCAGGTTGACTACTGAGCTATCGGGGTGGTCTAATTCACCCATGGCACGTTTCTGTGCAATGAAGTTTTTGTGGTAATTTTTTGATTCACGAGCCAAAATATTCATTGGATAGACTCTACCATTTTGATTTTTGGAGTCCGCCCTTTGAAGTACGCCCTGAACCAGCAATCGTCCGCCGTGCTCTTTTTTAGATTCGTTAATTTGTTTTTGGGTAAACTCGAATGGTAGGCAATCTACTATAAGTTTTCTATCCATGAACGCTCTCCTTTTCAAAATCTTGTGCGTATTTGAGTGCTAATTTCGCTCGCTCTTTTTTTGGAAACATTATATTCCACTGTCCGCTGTTCTGTTTTGCATATCGAATTGCACCTTGTTCAACAAAATACAAAAATGGTTTTAATGCGTGTGATAATGTAAATTTTCCTTTATCCACCATCCCATAAAGTTGTTTGATAATCGGCAATTTGATAGCTTTTCTCATTTGAGCGTTATCATCAATAAATGCTTTTAAATCTTGCAAGTCATCTGATAGCGCAATGTCTGCTTCGTATAATTTTGCTATATGTTTACTGTTCTTTTTAACTTTTTTATAGTCAAACACCTCTGGGTCTTTATGACCATTGGCATGACCTGTTTTTTCTCGTTTTTTATTTGAGCCAAATGCGTGTGGAGTTTGATACTGACCCTCGCCGCCGTCAATGTTGCCGGTTGCGTTGGCTTCCTCTATCTCGGATTGAATTACACTCCGTACAAGACGACGTAATGCCTTATTGTCCACATGAATTCCCCTCTTTCAGGACGGTATTTATCTCACGGGTCAACTGATAATGTCTCATCAATTTGACAACGTGCTCATCTTTAACAATACTACCTTCGGTAAGGGTGTCTATCTGAGTTATTACCTCATCCAGTTTAATTTTTGTAATTGGGTCATCCACTCTACCATGAAGCTTTTTGAGTACACCCTTTACACGGGATACTTCACTCGTAATGAATTCTTTTAAATGATTTGTATTTGAGATATTGTTAATGTACTCACGCAGTAGTTTTTTCTGACATGAATTCAAGCTGTTGTTATATTTTGAATTGAATTTTTCAACCAACATTTTGTATGATAGCAGGCGAAGGTCTTTCTCTTCTTTCCTGAAATCATCAAGTAATGTAGCCTTTGCACGGGCTTTGATTGGAGTCTTTATGATATGCTCAATCACATTAAAGCGATTATCCATAGACTCCGTTAAACTAAATACTCCGTTTGCGGATTCTGCCAAAAATAATTTATAAATTGAAGCATAAACTTTAAATTCTGGTATTCGGGCGTTGAAAAAATCAGCAATATTATAATGCTCTTTAATCTCTTTGATTAGGTTGTATTTTTCACGTTTTAAGTCTGCGTTGCGCAGTCGCTGTCTTGATACAATTACAGCATCCACGAGCTTATCCGCTCGGGCTTCTGATGTGTATTTTTCCGTTGTTAAAATTTTATACAACTGTACCTCTTTACCAAGTGCTGTGTTGGCACTAAAAAACTTTTTAATAAGCGGAATTGCTATAGAATCCTTTTTATTATTCAGCACATCTACCGTAATTTGCCTCGAAAGCAACTCAAACAATAGCCCCGAATTCTTAATTTTGCTGTGTCGTAAGTTCTTACCCATAATATAAATCTCCGTTATTACGTTCATATATAATTATAAATTCACAGCCTAATAATTCCGTTATTTCACGCTGTCGTTGTAAATCTTTGGATTGTTTTGACATATGACATGGTTCATAATATTCAATTACCACATTTTTTTCTGAGTCATACCCATCCACTCAATATCCCAATTCCTTAATATGAAACTCGCCGCCAGTTTCAGCATGTTGGAAATTATATCCGTAGTCTTTACCATACTTGTCTATCAATTGACACGCAGTTGGGTTGTAGTTTGGTGCCATTTGACCGTGAAGCTTCTCTTTATATGAAATCATAGCTAATCTATTTTTCTGTCTAATTTCCGGCGTCCGTTCATATGATGAATCAAACTTAAACCCCAAAGTTTTACCAGTGTTTGAACATGAACAACATACTTTATTATCACGCATTGAATAAATAAATGTATATTTATTTGAATATGACATTAGCTCATTGCACGTCGGACATGCCTTTTCATATGGCGCAATTACATCTTTATATTTACCCCAACTGGCATATCCAGTTTTGTTTTTGTTTCAAGGAGTCATTCCTTTTACAAAACATCCTGAATTCACTTGTTTATCCATTTATTTACTCCGTTTTATATTATATTCAGTCTTATATATAAATATTAAATTATTGTAAAATGTGTTATTCTGCAGGTGAATCATTTTGTAAATCCTCTTTATATTCTGCCTCAATATCCTGTGCCTCTGACAATATTTTTTTATTTGTATCTACGAATTTCTTGCCAAGCTGAGCTACCAACCCATCATAATTGGCAACCTGTAATGGCTTACCAAATTTAGGGGAACTCATTCCCGCTTTTCTCTTTTCGTGTGCTCCAAGTGGGTCTCGCCCGTTAATTGAACTGTCCTTACCATATTTAGGACCTTCTTTTGGACGACCAGAACCTGGCCACCCGCCTTTTGGCATTTCCTCACCCTCTTCTTGGAATTCGCTTCCATCCCTATCGGAATTTTCATCTGCATCCAACATAGCACCCTGTGTACCGATTGCTTCATTTGATTTCAATGGGTCATTACCCTCGTCCTCAATCTGTTGCCATCTGAACGCACGTTTCTTGTCTTTCAACTGTTGCAGGCGAATTTCATTTTTTTCTTCAGTTGTGAATTTGAAAATATTGTCGTACAGCCATTCAGATGGCAATAAATTGTCCTGCAATGCCGAACTTGCGGCTGACAATTTATTGACAAGCAATTCAATCTTCTCTTCTTCATATATTGTGGATGGGTTTGTCAACTCTAATTCGAATGACAATAATTTTTCATCAGTATATCCTTGAGTGAATAGATGGACAACACCAATCTTTTTCAATTCTGCCACGATTGTACGCTGAATTCTCTCAATGGTACGAGCAAACCTTACATCTTCTGCGGCCAATGTTGCTTTACTGTTCAAAGCATCATCATAACCAAGGAAAGCCTTCGGCACTTTAAGAGCCGCAAGCATTTTATTTTTAAGATACTCAAGGTCATCGGTCATTTGATATTCCAATCCACCAAGCGTATCAATTTCTGTTCCACTATCTCCACCACGAACGGGTAGGAAAAAGTCTTCAGTAAGATTTTGCATATTATAGCGTAAATTGTAATCGCCGGTCTGTTGGTCCATAATCGGTGTCTTTTTCATTTTAGACATCATGGACTTCATGAACGGTTCAACCTCATGTGGTGATAGCGAGCCAATATCAACCTTGAAAATTCTCTTCTCAGGAGCACGCATGATTCTGTGAATCAACATAGCATCTTCCATCAAGGTCAACTGCTTCCAAACTTTACGGGCACCCTCAATCATTGATTTGCCGTATGGCAAGTAATTGGAATCAGCATTTAGTCTAAAGTGTGCGATTTCGTATTCTTGAAGCTGTTCGACATTCTCACCCTTGATTGAGCCAAGTGTTTCGCCCTGTCCCAATTGGAAAGTTACTTCATTTGGCTTGGTTGGGTCGATGCCCTCCAAACGAACTACATCATAGACGGAAAGCGGTATGATATTATATACACCATAGCCTTCCTTCAACATCATGTGTAAAAAGAAATCGCCGTATTTACAAAGGTTGCGAACTCATGGCCACAGATTGAACTCTATGTTCATAATTTCATAAAATAGGTTATACAGGATTTCCTTGACTTCCTCATCATCTGATATGATAGTCAAAACGTCTCCGTATTCAGATTTCAAAGTTGATTCGTCTGCATAGATATCCAATGCCGATGCTAAAATCGCATCAGAATCCATTTGCTCGTAGTCTTTGAACAAAGCCATACGCTGACCTGCCTGATAGAATTGCATCGCTTTACCGGTGCTTCCTGCCATCGAGGAGTACATTCTACTGTATCTATCCAAGTAATTCTTTGCTGATTTGGATTGAAGCTGATTTGTATCAATTACTTTTAGTTTACGTCCACCTTTGTGCCGGATTATTACCTGTCCACCAAATAGTCGTTTTAACTCGCCTCTAAAATTTCGTTCTGCCATCTATATTACCTCTTTCTTTATTTTAATCATGTCAAACTTTCGGGGTTGCCGTTAACGTCCCATGACCAACCCTCTGGAATCGCATTATCGTCCTGCGTATATACTCCGGAGTGTTGTAGGGTCTGGCCAAGAATTTGTTTTTGTAATTCTCTGCCGTCGGTTCTCAATTTAAGTGCTGTGTCCCGCACCCATAGTGCAATTGCCAAACTCATCACCAAATCATCATTATAGCCTTTTGCCGCACCTGTACGATTTCCATCATATATGAAAACGAATAATTCATTGATTAGTCGTTTTGAATGTATCGTCACTGAGCGGTCTCTAAAATATTCATCCAGCTTGGCGATGATTAATGGTCGTGTTTTTGATGTGGTTGTAAATCCTGGCAACATTTTGCGGTCTTGCGCATTGTGCTTATTTGTCAAATGTTGCTTTACATCAATATATTGAAAATCCTTGGTTGAATAAAATAAATTTTTGTAATCTCTCTGAATTACCTGTTGCAATGTTGCCCATCCAAGTGTATTATTCTCTACTATAAGTAGCGCATCATTATATTCTGTTGAAATATTCACTAATAAATCACCGAACATCTTGGTATCAATTTTGCCCTTATACTCAGCAACCTGTTCCATTGTATCAATGTTGAATATATGGAATGCTGAAAAGTCCTTTGCATCACCACGAGCAACATCAGCACTTACTACATAAGATGCTTCAGGCTCTGGGTGTTTCCATATCCAAGTGTTGGTGTCCATACCACGGGTTTCAATTGGGTCGTGCACATGCTTTTCGTTATATTCTTCGATTACGGCACCAGGGATTACAGTACGACCTGAACTGATAAAGTCACAGTCATTTTCCTGTGCGGCCAAATCTGGGTCACCGAGTCTACGCTCTTCACCATCACGCCACTCTTGGTCACGGTCTGGGTGAACGTCTCATTTTAAAAATATGGGGTTAAAATCGTTTTCGTGGGTTTCCGCTTTGGCCCAT